TGCCCTGGTAAATTACCTGCATCTTGCGGTTTTTCAGGCGTTTGCTCACTGAGATCACCTCCTTACTGGTTTGCCGCCTCGGCGGTGGCGGATTGTTCCGTGGTATCACATGCCACACCCGGGCTAAAAAAAATTTCTTCAACTGTTTTCCCGAGTGCTTTTGCGATGCGTACTTTTACTTCATCCCTGGGTTGACATAGCCCTTTTTCGTACCTCCAAATAAGTGTACGATCAACGTTCACTAAGCTTGCTAGTTCAGCCCTTGTTATTCCTGCTTTTTTTCTGAAATATTCAAGATTGTTGCCCAAGTTAACACCCCCTTTTGGTGTCGCGTTGCATTACATACCACATATCTGTTGTATATAATACCACATTGTTGATTGACGTGCAACATCTTTTTTGGAAAATCTTTAATTTTTTTTGTGGCTTGGTATAATGTTATTGGTTGCATATTATGCAACACATAGGAGTGAAGTGGTTAAATGCTCAAGGAATTCAGTTCAACAATAAAAACCGCGAGATTAAAGCAAGACTTGTCTCTTCGAGATCTGGCTGAGCTCACAGGACTTGATCATAGTTACATCGCAAGGCTTGAAAAGGGTGGCCCAAAGCCATCACGCGATACGGTGTTAAAACTTGCAAAAGCACTAAAGATACCAGAAAATACCTTGCTTGTAATGGCGGGCTATTCTGGCGACCCCTCCACTCCCGCCTGGTGGCACCGCGATACCCCGCCATCGGATGTGGAACTGGAGGAATTCCTAAAAACCGCCAACATTTATTTTGACGGTGCTCCCTTAAACGAGGAAGATAAAGAGGACATACTTACCTACCTGAAGGTAAAATGGGAACGCGAAAAGAAAAAACGGAAAAAGGAAAACAAAAGATAGAGGTGATAAAATTGGTCTCTCGCCGTTTTCTAGTTGTAATCGAGCAAGACGAAGATGGCAAGTACATTGCTTCTGTACCCTCCCTCCCCGGCTGTCATACCCAAGCAGACAACCTGGCCGAGTTGGAAAAGCGGGTTCAAGAGGCAATCAAACTTTATCTTGATGAAAAAAGCGATTTCATTTCCGCGTCGGAAAAATTTATAGGCATCCACCAGGTTGAGGTACAGCCATGACAAGGCTTGCTATTATCTCTGCCGAAGATATGGAGCGGATACTTATCCATCTCGGTTTCGTACGCCAAAGACAGGTGGGTAGTCATGTCCTGTTCACTCATCCCGATGGGCGCTGTACGGTTGTTCCATTCCACAAGGGAGAAGATTTAGGCAGGGGCCTAATCAGAAAAATCCTCCGCGATATAGATATATCCCCGGAAGAATACGAAAAGTTGAGGCAAAAAGTCACGTAACAAACCTGCTACTCTTAATAGTTGTAGCAGGTTTTGGCTTAATTTATGGATGTGACATTTTTCGACACCGTTTTTATGGACAAGCAGGTGATCCCTGTGGACTATATTAAGAGAGCCGTTAAAGAATTGGTTGAAGAATATGAAACCAGCGATCCCTACCGCCTGGCCCGCTTAATGGGTATTGACGTAGATGAATTTCCCTTTCGCCGGATTAAGGGCCTGATCCTCGAAATAGCTGGTAAGGTTACCATTGTCCTCAATGCGAATCTTCCGGAATGGTTGAAGCGGGTTGTTTTAGCTCATGAATTGGGTCACCGGCAATTGTCGCCGCAGGGGGTGGGATACTTTTTCCTGGCAGAACACACTCTTATGGAGTCGCGGGTTGAATACGAGGCCAACAGGTTTACTGTAGAACTGCTCACGTGGGGCGAAGAACCGGAGCTTGATGAAACCCTGGAGCATTTTGCCGCCAGGGTTGGGTTACCAGTGGAAATGATGCGGTATAAGGTAATCTGGTAATATGAATGTAGACAAAAACAAATATCTCAATCTCTTATTTTTAAAAGGAGGGATGTACATAATGAGATTTCGTTTAATTATTACAATGGTTTTATGCTTCCTGGTAACCGTTGCAGCCGGATGTGGTACTAATGCAAACTCTACTCAAAAAACACCGAAGGATGTTATTAAAAATGACAAAATAGTAGAATTATCCAGTGACCCAGATAAATTTAAAGGTTATCCAGTAGAATTAACTGGACAAGTTTTTACCAGCCCTGAAATAAAAGATGGGAAAACCGCATTTCAAATGTGGGGCGACCCTAAAAATAGCGAATATAATATCGTGGTTTATTATAATAGCACGTCAAGTGACGTTGCAACCAATGCTTATGTCAAAGTTAAAGGAAAAGTCAATGGAAAATTAGAGGGTACAAATGCTTTTGGCGCTAAAATTACCGCTGTTACAGTAATGGCAGATACTATTGAAAAAGTCGATCCTGTTGATATTCTTGCTCCTACTAAATTAAAAGTAGATGTAAATAAAACATCTAACCAAAACGGATACTCAATAACATTGCAAAAGGTTGAATTCGCAGACAATGAAACACGGGTATATTTAGCAGTTAAAAACGGGACAAGTGATAAAATCCATTTTTGGGGACATAACGCTAAAGCGCTTCAGAATAATAAACAATTAGACTCTGAAATGTTCTCCGACTACCCTGAAGTGCAATCTGAAATTCTACCCGGTGTAGTTAGTGAAGGCATCGTGGTTTTCCCTGCGCTTGATATAAACGCAAAAAAGGCTACTTTTGTTTTTGATGGCTCATCTGATAATTTTGATATATCTATTGAACCGATGTCATTTGACGTATCGTGGTAACTAAAATTAACTAAAGATTTGTTTTAAGCGCCTGGCTTCCCCCAGGCACTTTCTATGTTCGAGGTGATGCCGAATGCCACGTCCCAAGAATTTGAGCAAGCCCAAGCTCCAGCCCGGCTATGTTCCGCCTTCCAAGAGAAAACCGAAGGCTGCTATATACGTTCGTGTAAGTACGCATTATCAGGTGGATCGAGACTCTCTTCCCTTCCAGCGCCAAGAACTTGAAAACTATAGCCGACATGTCCTGAATATAACCGACTGGGAAATATTTGAGGACGCCGGTTATTCCGCAAAGAATACCGACCGGCCGAAATACCAGGAGATGATGGCCCGCATCCGCAAGGGCGAGTTCACTCATCTTCTGGTCTGGAAGTTGGACCGAATTAGCCGCAACCTGCGGGACTTCACCGAGCTTTGGGATGAACTTAAGGAATATGGGGTTACCTTTGTCTCCAAAATGGAGCAATTTGATACCTCGACCGCTATGGGCGAGGCCATGCTCCGAATTATCCTCGTGTTTGCTGAACTGGAGAGGAAACTTACGGCCGAGAGGGTCTACTCCATCATGTTGTCCCGCGCCCAGAAAGCCCTTTGGAACGGCGCCCCTGTTGCCCTGGGCTACGATTGGGACCCCGAGAATGAAACCATTAAAATCAACCCCGAGGAAGCTGAACTGGTTCATCTTATTTTCGATCTGTACGAAGAAAAGCAATCCGCCCTTGCCGTTGCCGAGTGGCTCCATGAAAACGGGAAAAAAACGAAACGGGGCGGCACCTGGGGTTCCAAAAGCGTTATCGATATACTTCGCAACCCGATTTACATAGGCGTCTACCGCTGGAATTACCGCCAGTCCGGCCGGGGGGAACTTAAGCCCGAGGATGAGGTTATCACCGTGGAAAACGCTTTGCCGGCTATTATCTCCCGGGAACAATGGGAGCGGGTGCAAAAGCTCCTCGACGGTAATTACAAAGGCCGAAGGGACCAGCAACGCCGGGCCAAGCATCTTCATATCTTGTCGGGCCTGATCAGGTGCGGTTACTGCGGCAAGACCTATATATCCGCCCGCAACACCAAGCCTCATAAGCACAATTATCACCCCTCTTATTACCGGTGCGGCACCTATATCCGTAACCGGCAATGCCGGAATAAGACGGTGAGCGGGCTGTATATCGAGCCTTTTGTCCTGGAATACCTCCGCGCCTATGTTAAGGCGGCCAGGTCCGCCACATCCCCCGCATCTTTCCAAACGGAGTTGCTTAAGGCCTTTGGCCGCGAAGAAATCGAGTATATTGACCTGCCCATTATGGATGCCGGGCTCACGAGTATCCTGGGCGGCATGGCCGAGGCTGTATCCGTTCAGCCCCGGCCCATCATGAACGAGAAGCTGGAGTCCTTAAAAAAGCAGAAACAAAAAATAGAGCGGGCCCTTGCCCGCCTCGATGATGCCTATTTTTTCCCGGAAGGCCACAATGCCATTTCCAAGTCGGAATACCTTGTTAAGAAGGCTGAATTCCAGCAGCGCCTGAGCAAGGTCGACAGTGAAATAGCGGCCCTGGCCTCTAAGTACTCCTCTACCATGTCCGTAGATATAGAAATGTTTTCCCGCTTCCTTCTGGTCCACAACCTCTATACCGCGGATAATATCCGCGATGTCTTACCTGCCCTAGATAAGCAGGTCGTGCAGGATTTCTTGCAGCAGGTCATTAGCTTTATAGAAGTGGCCGACGGAAGGGTTACCAAAATCGCTTTCAACTCGCCTGACGGGGAAGTAATTCACCGGTTTGTCTACCGTGAAATGCCTTCATAAAAGCGGCTTTCTTAGTGTCTCACTTTTACCATCTGACAACCGAAGGTAAATGTGATATACTTTCGCCGACGATCATCTTTATCGCTCATTAATGTCCATCCCTTCCGATTTTTAAGACTCACAACTATTATACCGTACGGTCCGGCCCAAAACAACAAAGGGAGGGGCCGGCCTACCCGCGCCCCTCCCTTACGTGTTACGTCTGCTTGGCCCATTCCTCTCCAAACTCGTCCTTGAATGTCCTCAATGCCGCTTCGATTAAGCCCTTGATCTCCTCGGGTGTCACCTTCAGGCCCAGCTCCCCAGCTCTGGCCGCCAGCCACTCGGCGGCCTTTTGGTATTTGTCAGGACCGTGCAGGTCCTTGTAGACCTGTTCTACGAAACGCACTGCCAGGGTAGCGAGCTCCTGCTTCATTGCCAGCTCTTCCTGAATGCGTTTGACTCTTTCGGTCCCCAACCGCCTGCGCAAATATTCCACCGCCAGTGCGGCCAGGGTAGGAATAAGAATAGCCAGCAGGTAGTAAGCAAGTTGCAATAGTTTATCCTCCATACCAACTACCTCCCGAGCAATTTAAGTACACGGTCCAGTAAAGCTACAACCTCGGCCCTGGTAATGGGCTGGTCTGGGCGGAAATTGCCCTGCTCATCCCCCTTGATGATACCCAGCTTCGCCAGCCGCTCGATGCTGCCAGCCGCCCAGTGGTTTGCCGGTACGTCCTTGAACATAGAAAACACCTCCTGAATGATTTTGACGCCAATTACTTTGCCGATGCCCTTGGCTATTGCGACGGCGCATTTTTCCTGGAATTCAGGGCTTGCGAGCAGACGTTCTTCCTCGGGGTTAGAGATAAATGCCAGCTCCGTCAACACCGCCGGCATGTTGGTCCGGCGCAAAACGTAGTAGTTGGCCGTTTTAACCCCACGGTTAGCCCTACCTGTGGCCGCTATCAGTTCGGCCTGGATGGCTTTTGCGAGTACCTCTCCCTGGCCACCAAACTTATAGCAATATGTTTCGGTGCCCTTTGCTTCCGGCGTTCCAGCGGAATTGCAGTGGATGCTCACGAAGTAGTCCGCACCAAAAGAATTTGCAATGTCGCAACGAGGTTGAAGGTCAATGAATACATCGCTGGTGCGGGTAAGCTTCACCTCCACGCCGGCTTTGCGTAGCTTTTCGGCTACCTTCAGCGCCACCGCCAGGTTTACATGGGCCTCTTTGAGGCCATTAGGCCCGACCGCCCCCGGGTCGCTCCCCCCATGGCCGGGATCAATACACACTCTCACCTAACAACACCTCCTTAAATTGTGGGTTTATTAGAAGCGCCAGTCTGCCCTTCTCCGCCGCCCTCGTCCCTCGGGGTATAAACCTGTTGTGGCGGAGGCGAGTAATAGCCATCATAAGGGTATGGTGGCTGGTACGGCGAAACCTGACCCCGCCGCCCCAGCGTAGGCCAGCCGATCCGCTCAATGGCCCGCTTCGCAATGGCCGCGATGATTGGGTATCCCAGGACCGTAAAAAAATCAACCTGGTTTGTGGAGATGTCCCCCGCCAGGGCTATTTTCACCCCCACAAACACGTACAGCCCCAGGGACGCAAGAACCGCCAGGTCCTCTATGGTGAACCCGTCCGGATCATTCCAAAAGCCCCTCATGGCCCTCACCGCCTGGCCCGCTCGAGCAGCTCGTCTATCTTAGCCTCCTGCCGGGCTAACGCCACCTGGATCAAGGTAGTTAACTGCTCTAAGGCCTTGGTGTTGTTTTGGACCACCTCGGCTAACTCCTGGTCACTCTTTTGCTTGAACCACTGGGCTACCAAGAAAATCAAGCCTGCCACCGTGAAAAATGCAATGCCATATTGCGCGAGATCAGGCCCGGGCATATGCCTCACCCCTTGGCCAGGTTATCATCGTTTTGCTCACCGGCATCCCCTCCTCGTACAAAAACAAGATCGTCAAACAACTTCTTCCGCCGTGTTCAAGAACTGGGAGGGCGGGCTATCGCCCGCCCAACAGATTTCAGGTTTCAGAACCCAGATTACACGGGAATAAAAGCCGCGCGGAAGCCGATGCTGCCGACCGAGTCCGAGCGGGCGTCGTGCAGGTTCAGGGCGAAGACCCCCGCATGGGAACCAACGCCCCAACCCCCGCCCCGGATCGGGAGGCGCTCGCCGTAGTTACGCACCCAGAGGCCGTCGCCACCTAGACCGGTACCTGGGGGCTGGATAGCCAGATGTTTTAACATGGCCGGGGGCGTAAAACCGGTTTCGGCCGTGAGGCTCTCAAAGGTCATGCTGCTCTGCCCGTAATAGGCATCCGTCGTCGGGTCGGTGGTATACATCGGGTTAGTCAGGTCCGGGCTCAGGATGGGGTCGCCGCCTACATCATGATCGGTCTGGGTGCTATCGCCCGCGGTGGTGTTATCGAAATAGGCCCCGGTACCCACCCAGCCGGTCACATCGTGGCTATTGTTCTGGGTCTCGAAATTGTTTTGGGCTACCCCGCCGGCACCATGCACGTAAATCTTGCCGTCATGGAGTTTCAGGCCGTCAATCCACTCCCAGACGTTGCCATTCAGGTCGGCAATGCCAAAGGGGGTGTTGTCATGGTACCAGGATGCGGGCCCGGAACCAGTAGCCGTCCGGCCATCTTTATATACGCCTCCATCCAAGTATCGATAGACCACCTTGCCCCGCTCATAGCTGGCGCCTATGTCGGCCCCGTAATTGTTATTGCCCCTGGGAAGAAACCCATTTTTCCAGCACCACAGGGCAATGGCCGCCCATTCTGCATTGGTCATCAAGTGCCAGCCCTTACCCTTGGCAGTGCAGTAGCCCCTGGCCTGGTCAAAGTTCACATAGACCTTGGGGTCCTGCATCGGCAGGGAGAGGGCGCGGCCGCCCACCACTACATTCTGGAACTTGGAGATAAAGATTTCGTCGATTATCCGGCCGTTTACTATAAACGCCGGATGAGGATCTGCCGGCCAGGTTGGGTCAATGTCGCTTAACTTGAAACGCGGGACCACTACCATAATCGAGGGGTAACCCAGGTCGTCATAAAGCACTGTATTCTTCCCGCCAGAAGCAGCTTCTACAGCCTGCCGGTAGGTGTCTTTAATTGAAAAGATCATAACCCGCTACCTCCTTCAGTTTGGCTGGGCACTGCCCAAAGATTAAGGACTACTGAGTTAGTATCCAGAGGCAAAGCCTCCCGCGCCAGAACCGGCGCCCCGTTCTCGTCTACCTGGCCGGTGTCCACCAGGTGATAGCGCCTTGGCGGAATGATGATGGTGGCCACGTACCATCGCCCCACGCCCTCTACCAGGTGGCCGTCGTCACGGCAGATATCGATCACCGTTTCCGTATCTTGCTGCCGGGCCGCTAAATCAATCGAAACGGCCCCGCCTCCGAGGGTCAGGACCGTTCCGTCCAGTGCGTAGTCGATTTTTGGCCCCTCATTTACTTCTCGTACGATCATCCGCTCACCCCCTTAAGCGATATCCGGATTAACAATAGTCCAGCGTACCTGAATGTTATCCGCGGTGCCGGTAGGCCTGATCTTGAACCCGTTGCTCGCCTTATCGTAGACCTCTAGCCGGCCAACCTTATCCAGGTCGCTGGCGCTTTCCACCGTGAGTAACACGTCATAATCCGGAGTGTCCAGCATCGGGTACCCCGCGGGGCTGACTAAGGCGAAGGGCTTGGTGTTGTAATAGTTCGGGTGCCCTGGTTCCAGCCGCCGCTGGTCTGTGAAAGTGCAGGCGCTCAGGTCTGTGCCTTGGTCGCCCGCCGGCACCGTGATCTGGTAGAGCTTCAATTTGCCCTCCGGGACGGCGGTGCCAAGGTATACTTTATATCTTCCAGCGCTGGCATCCCAGTCCAGCCAGGTGTAGTAGGTCTTGGCCACTGTGTCCGGGTTCGTGGGCACCGCAGCCACGTTCTGCTCATCCGGGATCAGGACGTCCTTACCATCTACATATACCTTAGAAACATTGCCGGCCGTATAAGTGCCGGTCTTTGTAACCTGGATGTTCCTCGAGTTGGGCACTCCGTTGATAACTGCTCCCTCGACCACCAGCTTATTGTAGATGGTCACCGTGCCCTGTTGCAGCCGCTGCTTTTTCCATTTGTCCAGTTCGAGGTCGGTGCTCCTGACCGCCCGGGCAAGCTCCATTACGGTGGCTCCCATGGCTTCAATGCCGGGAGAGAGGTATTCCTTCAGGTCGGTTAAAAAATAGGTTGGCGTTACGTCCCTGGCCGCAATGACGTTGTGGAATAGTTGGTCTGGCCGCGGGTTGGGCTGCCCATAGGCCGGGGCGCCGTCAGGGTTATTCACGGCATCATAGGCCGTCTGGTTCCGTCTATGAACCTTAAATAAACTCAGGGCATAGACGTAACCGGTGGCGCATTTAAGGGCATCGCAGGCCGCTTCGGAACCGTCACCGGCCACGTAGAGCTTGCTGTCGGTACTCGACGGCGAGAAAGTGTAAGAGGTATCTGCCCCGGCCCCGCCCCAGGCCTTAACTTTGTCCCCATGGTTTACGCCGTCTGGATAGTTCACAAAGTCGACGTCGGCCACAGTCCGGATGCGCCACCTGAGTTGGATGCGCCGGGTGGTCTCGTCCCCGATGGTGGTATCCTGGAGATCGTTGGTCTGGGTGCCGCTCTGGACGCCGCCGTACTTATAGACGTTCTCGCTATCGGGTTCCGGGCTCCCTGTGGGCGCCACTTCCTCAAACCAGAACTCGATAAAAGCCAGGTCATCCCGGTAGCCCGAAATAGGGGCTTCCGGGAAAATAATGTCGTTAGCAGTGTCGCTCCGGTTGGCCCCGGCGATTTTGACTAGCCAGCCGTTGACCAGGGCGTAGGTCTCGTTTAGTCGCAGGCAGTTTAGCGGATTAGTGACCTCTGTGGTCAACGCACCAAGGGCCAAAATGCCCGAGGGCATCAACTGCCTGAATAGTTGCGCCCTGAGATGATTTTGTACCTGCTGCAGCAGATTGATCTCGGCGTCCAGGGGGGGCTTGCCTTGTTGGAACATTACTGCCGTAAATCCCCGATCTGTTGGGTCCAGCAACCTGGAAACGCCAGTGGCTACCACAGGCCCCCCGGTCCACAGCTCGCGGGAAGTCGTATCGCCCTGGTACTTCACCAGCTTCTCTGCCACATTAGACCGCCTCCTTCAGTTCTTTCTTCCACATGTACCCCAGGACCGGCTTGCCGTTGAGGACCATGCCGGCCTCGGGATTGAACTTTTTGTATGTCCGCACATCCGGATGATTGATGATCTCCTGCCTGGTCTCGGTGGGCCCCCGATTTAGAAGGGTGCCGCCGTCATTCTTGACGGTGATCTCCAAAACCGGATGATGGACCACCACCTGCTCGCTGGTCTTTGGCCCGGCGTTGAGCCTGGCCTGGCCGGTCATAGTTAAAGTCGGCGGGCTATTGAACCGTGGGCCCGTGAACCTGTGCTCAGTAATTGTCTCATCCCAGCCGTGGTCTACCACGTCCTCGATTACGGTACCACGGGCATTGAGCGCCGCTACCGGTGCCACAAAACGCTTATAGGTCCGGCTGCCTGGGTGCTGGATTACCTGTTGTTGGGTGGACGTTGGCCCCTCGTTGGCCCTTCCTGTGCCGTTCAGTTTCAAACTGGGACCATTGAGCCGGGGGCCGATGAATGTCTTGAAAGTAATGGTTTCGCTCCAGGAAGTGTCCTCGGTCACGGCCTCCACGGCACCGGCGGCATTAAACCGCGGCCCGGTGAACACCTTCCAGGTCTTGGTCTCCTGCCAAGAAAGGTCCTGGGTAACTGTTACCAGTGCCCCGGCCTGGTTCAGTAGGAGCATGCGGTCCGGGATGCCCACAGCTTCTACCACTGCATGCACTGGTTTCATAAAAACAATAACCGCCTCGATGGCAGTTACCCATTTCCACAGATCAGGTGCCAAATAGATCATGGCCTTGTTTTTGTCCTCGTCAGGAATGTTTCGCCCGAGCCCGTAAAAGAAGGGCCATAATTCCTTGACCGATATGCTTACCCCATAAATTATGTTGACAGTCTTTTCAATGCCCTCTCTGGTACCTCTCCACCTATAGATGTTCAGCAGGGACTTCAGTAGTAACCTCCTGTTATCTGGCCATCGCCATTTCCAACCGAAAGCTTTAAGCCATCTTTCTGCGGTTGTATCATCCATCCGCAAAAGGTCAAAGGTATCATAAAGCCGCTCAATGCCATCTTGGTGAGTTTTCAAGCCGTCATCTAGTACATCGATCAGCTTTGCCAGTTCTGTGTCTTGCTCAAACAGGCTCTGTGGCATGGTCTGTTTAAGTGACATTCACGGTCACCGTCCCTAATGCTGGCAGGATATCGGCTGCTGGTATCACATCAGCAGTTGGCGAGTCAAAAACCACATTCGCTACTCCCTGAACACTCGCCACCCATGCTGTGAGTTTGGCAAGGTATATAGGCTTGCCGAAATCTATAGCCCACGAAATCTCATCTTCTTTACGAGCATAATCAAAAAATTGTTTGATTGCTTCATAAACCTTGCTTTGGACATCCGCAGGTGAATAACCTGGGGCAACTGTCACGGTACAACTCACGTCGACGTTAAGATACTTAGCCGGTTTCACGTCCACAGCCAATGTAAGAAGTTTGGGCCTGTTAACAGTCACCTCTTGCATTACCGCATCTAACAGAGCCTGACTCGGTGTTCCCCCACCTTCCGGAACCACATAGATGATCACCGTCAAAGGTGGGATAGTGGGATCTTGTTCATTGGTCAGCACTAGCACCCGCTGTACCCCCGTAACCGACTGGGCGGCTTCGGTAAAGTCGTTCCTGGTCACACACCTATTAGTTGTAGTTACCCATGCGGGTATAGCTTCTCGCAAGTGATTAATATCCTCTTGGTCTTCGCCTCCAGCGGCAGGTTCGTTATTAGTTACCCGCACATCAGCGAGGTAACCATTGGCATCATAAAGGACTGTTTCAACCATACTAATAGCACCGGCAGGAACATTACCCTCCCTGCCCCGGGTAACTTTATATTCAACCTCAATCGTCGCCCCCTGGGGAGGAGCTTTGCCGTTTACACCATCGCCGAAAATCACCAAAACCGTTCCATCTTCCTGTAGCTCTGCGACATAATGCGTATCCGTGCTCCCGCTCAGCAGAAAATCCCGCACCCTGGCCCACTCTTGGCCGTCTACTAAAACTCGCAGGCTATCCAACCATACCGGGCCGTAGGAAGTCTGGTAAACCTGGCTCGGTTCGCCGGTTCCGGTGAAGGTATCCTCCTTTTCCTCCACCTGTCTTGCGGCCACATTTACGCTGCTCTGGCCGGCAGGAATAACCGCCGCTACGGTGGTCATGAAGGGAATGGGGTCTGGCCCGGGCGTGCTGGCCTTAGTTCCTATGGGAATGGCTATGTCAACGTTGGTAGGTTCCTGCACCGAAAAAGTCAGAGTTACTTCGGCTGGCCTAGCTGACTGTACCTCGTATCCAACCAGACGGGCCCACCGCAGGAGGCTCTCGTACTTAGTAGCCGTATCTGGGAATAGCTCATGCTCTACCGCATCCAAACGATACTCCTGCTTTTCTATTTGGTCCGCAAGGCACTCAAGCAGGATATTACCGATGTGCTTGGCCTCGGTGTTCCAGTTGGGCCAGCGCTGCTTCACGAACTGCTTGAGTTCGGTTACTATCTCAGCATATGTCCTCCCCATCTATACACCTCCCCCCATAGTGGCCAGAGTTTCCCGGACTTCTCTGATCCCGGCCTCCGGGGCGCTCCACAGGATGTGCACCCGATACAATGCTTGATTGTAGTCATATGTTACCTGAGTATCCTCCACCCTGGCCCGGGGTTCCCATGTTTCTATATCCCGCTTAACCATGCCGGCGATCACATCTTCCAACCCCGGTCCCGGATTACGAAAAACCACCAAGGCGGCGTGATTGCCGAAATCTGGAAAGCGCTGGTGCTCCCCGGGGATAACAGTCAAAATGCACCTGATTACTGTTGCAATTTCCTCGATCTCATTAGCTGGATAAGTAAAAGCCCCATCACCCTTGTGTTCGAGAAGGTAAAGCACGGGATCACCTCCAGAAACCGCACCAGATGGGCTTATCCGGGTCGCCGCCCTCGAACTCCACCCAAACCCCGGTGCCGGAAGGAATGTTCCAATCGGCAGGATTAACACCTACCACCTGGGGCAATACCTTGCGGGTCACGACAAGATAATTGCCGACCCCTAGCGAACCGGTCACTGGAGAAGTATGCTCCTGATCTGTAAATGCACTGTCCACATGCAGATCGTCTATGGTCCAGCCAGACGTATAAACCAGTTCCGGCGGCAGCGCCGGGTAGGCCCAGCTTTCTAGGATTTTAAACCCGAAGAGAGCGGGCACCTGCACCTTCACCCGCCCTTTCCCTTCCGGATCTTTGCCTACCACCACTATGCCCCGGTATTTCCCGTAGATTTTAGGTTTCAATTCAGGTAAGCGGTGACTATCCATGCCTCATGCCTCACTTCGTGTATGCACTTAGTTACGCTGCGCTTGCTGCTGTCCGGCAAGAGCACGTGGCATCCGGCCCGCAATCCGGCCTGACCCACGCAAATCAATTTTCCTTTCGGATCTGCAACCGCCAGCCTCTGAAGATAGTCCCGGGCCTCCGCCGGGCTGTGGAATACCTCCGCCACCCGAGTTTCAATACCGTCACCAACCGCTATCTCAAAGGCCTGGCCTTGCGGTGTAAACCCGGCGGCTACATACTTTTTGCCGGCTACGGCAGCCGGCTTATAATTAATGACTTGCTCCACCTTGACTTGGGGAGGTGCTGCCACATTTACCGCTCCTTGCCCATCCCGCCATACTGGTACACTACCGGCCAGGCGGTAAAGAAAAGCTATATCGCTTTCGTTTTGTGCATAAGTCCGATCACCGCCAGCAATCTCAATCCTCCCAGTCTTTTCTCCCCTTTTTGAAAGCAATTTAACGATAGCCGCCACCCGCGGCCCCGGGTAAACCTCCTGAGTCTTGGTCTGCCACTCCTGGCCGAATTCCAGGGCAATTACCTCTATGCGCTCCCCCCGACGCACCCGCCAGACTTTGTAGCCGGCCACCCGTTCCAGGTTGCCGGGCACACCAAAGACAACCGATACAGCATCACCTTTTTCCAGGTTGATCTGGTCCTTGCCGTCAAAAACGATGGTAAGGCTGCCTATTTCCTTGCGGTTCGTATCCCAAATCAACGACACCGGGGAAGCCTGCGTGCCAGTTACCATGATCATCTCTCGATCACTTCCAAGACGTCAGTATAAGCAGGAATCAAAATCACCGTTCCCGGCCCCGGTTCCAGGGTTGGGTCTTCTATGCCATTCGCTGAGGCAATGGCCCACCACAAATTTGGATTGCCATAGAAGCGGTTGGCCAGGTTACACCAGGTATCCCCACTGTTAACGGTATAAGGCTGACCCTTCCCATATAATTCCAACCTTTGCAGTGTGACATCCATCTTTGTATCACCCGACTTTAAGCGCGCTCGATCTTAATGCTCTGCTTTGCTTTTGCTTGATTAACTTTAGCCAGCTTGGGCTGCGGCGGTGGAGCGGGCGTTCCGTAATCTACCGTAGCCTGCACCTCAACGCTTATATCTCTTGGTCTTAATGTCGGCGTCCAGCTATTATACAGCACTTTCCATTCCTTTATCCTGATAGGTGCCTGGAAGCCGCCTATAGTCAAAAAAGCCAAAGGAGGCACATTGTTTGGCTTGACTGGGATAGCCAGTCGTCGAATAAACTCCACCTGTTTGCTAACCGCATCAACATTTCCCTGTGAAATAAACCGGCATGCAAACCGGACCTGCCGCGCCCCTCCATGTTTAAAGTTCAATGGAGGAGCAACAGCACCATTAACTTCCGGTTCATCGTATACTGCCGTTTTAGAGTCCTCTAACGTGTACGGATTGGTCAAGAATTCAATAACCTCACCGGTGTCCATTCTAGCGAGCATTGCTCTCTGCGGTTTTTGGATCATACCGGGACCACCCGCCTTACCTGGGCATCTTCAATGAATTCAATTACCGTCTCCGCTACCACTCTGCCGTCCAACACTAACTGGATCGGCTGGCGAATGGTTTCTGCTACCCTGGATATGGTACCAGTTACGGCGGCCGGCTGCTGTCTCGGTGCCGGCGCCGGTGGTGGAGGACTGGCGGGAACCGCCTGGGGTATCGGAACGGGCACCGATCTTTCACCTGGAACCGTGCTCGCGGCCCCTGCTCCGGCAACTGCAGCGACCTCCGGCTGTGCGGCCATCTGTAAGGCGGGTGCGCCCGCCGGTTCCGAAGGCTCGTAGGCGGTTGCCATGGCAATCGTAGGTTGCGCAGTGAGCCCGTTCAACCGCTTGAAATCAGTTTCCACCTGGCGAGTAGCTTCCCGGCTGGTCCACAGGATGTTGGTCATCGCCCGCTCTATATAGGACGGGGAATGAATGCCGAGTCCTTTTTTAAACCCTTCCCACAACCTGCCGGCCGCTTTTTTCGCCGCCTCCCAGAGCCGTGGGCCAAAGTTGATCAGGTTCTCGGCAACGCCAGTCAGGATATCCCATATCTGCCCGGGAAGCCCGCGGACGGTGTCCACCATGCCGGTTACCGCTTGACTGCCCGCCTGCCTGGCTGCGCTCCATAGTTCGGCGCCGATGTTGAGGATTGTCCCCGGCACCGTTACGAGAAACGCCCATATTCTCCCCGGCAGTTCGGCAAAAAAGCCCGTAATTGTCTCTATACCCTGCCCGATTATTTGAATGATCTGGGCCCACCAGACGGGTAGCTGTGTGGCCAGATTTACCACGAAGGCCACTACTCGCCCGGGGAGGCTGGCAAAGAACCCCACCACAGCTTCTACTCCTTCCCAGACCAGGCGGAGCATGTATCCTATCCCGTACCCAATCCAATAAGGAATATCCTCCAGGAACAGCTTGCTCAGGAACCCCGGTATTGAGCTTATAAAACCGGCAATGGCTTGCGGCAGTCCGGCGAACCAGGTTTTAATCGCATTCCACGCACCAATAATTCTCGCTCCTACGTCAATCAGGAAGGCCGAAAGCCAGCCCTTTATCTTCTCCCAGTTCTCGGCGATGAGCAAGGGGAGCCCAATCACCGGCATAAAGATGGCCAGGAGGTATTTCCCCCAGGCCGGCAACCCGGAAAACCATCCACCCAGCTTGTTCCACAAGCCGCCGATGGTGGCCGTTACCTTCTTCCAATTCCGGACGAGAAAGATTAGGCCTATGGCGGCCAGTGTCAACCCCCGAATAAGTGCCCCAATCGGGCTTGCACTCAAAGCAATATTTAGCCCCCATTGCGCCTTGGTCCATGCTAGAGTTGCATATCTAGCAAATACCATAGATGCTCGGGTACTTATTGTTGCAAGTCTAGTGGCCATCAGCCTCGATTTTAGTGCGGCCAACCTCTGGAGCAGCCAACTTATCGGAGTAGTCTTTAACGCTATATTGAGCAACCGTTGCGCTCCGCGCAAAGCCAAAGTAGCATCATGCACTCCGAGCATAGCCACTTTCTGCAGCAGCATCGCTGTTCGTGCTCCCATCGATGCAAGCTTTGTCCCGATAATTGTTCCTCGTAGTATCACAAAGCCTTGGACAAAAGATGGAATCATTGACACAATAAGAAATCCTGCACCAGCTAATCCAGCCAGGGCTGAACCGCCTACCAAAGCCCAGGCTGCCGCCTTCTGCAAACCATCCGGCAAAGTGCTCCATTGTGCACTAAATTCCCTTAACCAACCAACTGCGGCGTTTACTGTTGGTAGGATGGTGTCTCCTATTGTATAACCGATATCCCTAATCGTGTTTTGAAGTAGCTTTAATTGTGACTCTGTTGTCTTATATCGTTCTTGCGCTTCTCTGGTAAGAGCTGTATTCTCCCCCCACGCTTTGGTTCCAATTTCCAGGCTCTGACGGAATAAATCGCCCGCTCCCGCTGCGCGGAGCAAAGCGTCTCTCACTTCAATTTCCGAGAGTTTTAATTGATCGAGAACGGCAAATACATTCTCCCCGTTCTTACTCATTCTGCCGAGCCCTTCAATAAAAGTAATTATTGCGGTTGCTGCATCTTCTTTAAAGGCCTTCCTAAACTCTAAAGCGGACACCCCAGCTACCTTTGCAAATAATTCCAGTTGCTCTCCACCCGATTCGACCGCGTTAGCTATACTGATCATTACCCTCGACATCGACGAACCGCCTGCTTCAACATTGATACCAACAGACGATAATGCTCCAGCAAAGGAAAGAATTTGAGCCTCGGTAAGGCCTATTTGGTGCCCGGCGCCAGCGAGGCGCAAACCCATTTCCACTATTTCACTCTCTGTTGTTGCCAGGTTATTACCTAATGCGACAACTGTAGATCCAAGGCGGTCAAATTGATCTTGTGGCATTTGGGTAATATTGGCTAACCTTGCCAAAGACGTGGCAGCTTGATCTGACGTCATATTAGTGGCTACCCCAAGATCGACCATTACCCTGGTAAAGCCCATGATAGCTTCTTTTTTTATCCCAAGCTGCCCCGCGGCTTCGGCTACTGCCGCAATTTCTTCGGCAGATGCCGGAATTTCTCTGGCCATTTCCCTAATCTGCTGTTTCAAGACAGCATACTCCGCTTCAGTTGCATCGACCGTCTTCCGGACTCCAGCAAAGGCGCTTTCGAACTGTACAGATGCTTGAACAGCTTTACCTGCCAGCATGAGGCTGGCTGCTCCGATTCCTAACAAAGCGAGGCCGGTATTCCTCAATGCCCCTTGCACCCTGGCGTCTCCCAGGGCCCCCATCTGGCGCTCCATCTGGTCCAGGCTGGCCTTGGTCCTGTGATGCATTTCTTCGGCGTCTGCCGAGACGTTCTTAAAGGCCTGGTCTATCCGCCGCAGGCCAAGGGTGGCCTCGTCTTGCACGAAGAAGTGAAATCCCAGCCCCATCATGTTAAAATTGAGCGCCATTTAGCCACCCCCCTTAACGGCGTCCGCTTCCTCCTGAAGCCGCTCCATCAACCTTTGGTAAAGCGCGTTTTTCCAGCTTACCGGCATCCCCATGATCTCCGAGAACTGCTGTCCAAGCCCCGACCCCATGGTGCGGTACATAAGCCAGAATACTTGCTCCTCCAGAGTCTCTTTGGTGATGCCTGTTAGAAATCTTATCGCCGGGTTTTCGTCGTCCCCCTCGGCAGGAAAAAATCAGGCCCGATAGGCAGGTCCAGGTCAAAGCTGTTTCCGCAGTCGGGGCATTCCACCACAATGGTAGTCTCCACGCCGCACTCTTTTTCCTGCACTTCGCCCCGGAAGGCCGCCGCATCGGAACCCGGCAATTCGTCAAAAAACTTCCTGGTAACCACCTTTTCCCCCTCAATTTCAACTGTCCGGAGCAGCATGGAGAAGGTCATCAGGCCGTCCGGGTTTTCCCGCCTGGCTATGGCCAGCTTTTGTTCATCTCTGCCCCGTAGCAAGCGCCATTTGATGGTCTTGCCCGTTTTAGGGAACGTAAAACTGAAGGTGTGGTCTGGCTCAGCATAGGCCGGGTCCTCCAGGTAGCGCACCGGCAGCTCGCCCAGGTTTTCCTCCCATTCGAACCTGGCGTCACATCTGGGGCAGCTAACCTTGAAGGCGTATTCATCCCCATAGGTCAGCCGCCGCAGTTGGATCATGGCAAAAACGCGGTCCCCGACCAGCATATCCATAACCTTGATGCCTTCCGTCAATAAACAGGCCTGGAGGACGTTATTGATGGCCGCCGCGTCCTTTCGCTGACGCCGGTCCAACAGCATATTCTCCTCGGCGACCTTCATCTCTCGCATTTGACCTTCCCAGCGCCCGGGGAAGAGGAATGTCCCGGGAGCTATTTCCGCCTCGGCAACAGTCTTGGGTAAGCGCAGATTTACCAGTTCGCCCACTCTAATCCCTCCCTAATAGCTTAAGAGCCCGCTTTTTAAGCGGGCTCAAAGTAATCTATCGCCAGCGTAACCTTACGGATGAGCTTTTCATTGGCGGTGTTGTCCCAATCCCCGGCCTCAAACTCTCGCGGCCAAGCGCCGTAAACATTCCAGCGCCCTACTTCTTTACCGGTCCGGTCTTGTTCAATGATGGCCAGGTTCCGCTTGTAATCGTCTGGGTCCGCACCGCCGGTCTCCTGGGCCGCATCGAGGACCTGTTTGAACCAGTTATAGATCTCCAGGTTCTCGGTAGCCCCGTACTCCAGGGCTATATCCTCGAATTTCCCCTTACCAGGGGATTTATCTGGGATTAGCGCCCCGCCTTCTTCGTGCTCGATCACCTCTACGCTTGCCCGCAAAGGCCCGGCCTTCTGGAAGCCGGTTTGCACAATCCCATCAATCTCCACCAGGAACTTAAACTTGTCGCGAAACTTCCGCGCCCTACCTGCCATCCTTTATGCCACCTCCTTATTCAGTCTGCAGCTTGCGCTCAAACTCGAACCAGACGAACTCGGCCGGCCGGTGGGTGGCCAGGCCAATACGGCCGCGCAGGAGCCCCTGATCGATGGTCTCCTGGGTGTTCAGTTCCTCGTCGATTTTGACCACAAAAGCCTCCTGCGGGGTCGCCCCCTTAAGGCCGCCCTGCTTCCAGACCCCAAGCAGGAAGGCATTGATCGATCTGGTGAGCCGCTTCCACAACCCGGGCTCGTTGTTCTCGAACTCGGCACGCTGGGCGCCTTCCTCGATGGATTTCTCGCAGAAGATGAAGGTCCGGCGCTCGTTGATATAGGGGAAACTGCCGCTTCCGTCCAGGGTCCGGGCACCGTAAACCCTGATCCCGTAGCCGCGCAGGAAGGTGATGGGATTTATCCGGGCCGGATAGAGAATATCCCTTATTCCCTTGTCCTTGACCAGGTCGGTTTCAAATCCGATTACGCCTGCCAACAGCCCGTCTTCAATTCCGGCCGCCACTTTCCAGACGCCTTTTACCCCGTCCGTGCGGGCGTAGGCCCCGATAATGAAGCCACTGGGCGGCACCACCTTTTCCTTGCCGGTGGCCGGGTCCATAATCTTAACGTTGGGGTAATAGAACGCCCCGTAGGTGCTGTTGAACCCGGCCGTGGTTTCTACATAAGCTTTCACCTCGTCCGGCGTATTGCCAAACGGCGGGTCCAGTATGGCGAAGCAGTCTCCTCTACCGGCGCAGTAATCCAGCACCCCGTTCTGGACGGCGGAGGTGGCCACTCCGGGCACCGCAATAAGCAGGCTCTCATCGATCACGTCAAGGGCATAGAGCCCGGTTCTGCCGGCCGGGGAGCCGATGTAGTCGGTATCGGCCAGGCCGGTCAGACCGTCGTCCCCGTTGGCCAGTGAAAATGTTCCGGCTGCCGGGCGGTCACCTGGGGCTGCCGTAGTGCTGTCCAGGTCGGTTACTGTGATATACTGGCTCTTGCCGTTAATTCTGCTTTCCACAAAATCGGTGCTGGTATCGACCATAGAAAGCTCGTCATAGGTTTCCCGCAGCACGTCCTGGCCGTTGACCGTTTCCAGAACCTCCAGCTTGAACTTATTGACCGGGTCCTTGGTGGCATCCGAAATCCGCACCTTGAGCCGGTTGCCCCATGTGCCCTCGGTCAGCGCATCCACCTTGAGTGTGCTAACTGGCACGCTGGCCCTATCCTGAAGGGTCACCGTGGCCTTTTTTGCGGTTAAGGTGGCCGGGTCACCGGGATTGGTGTAGTGAGCCGTCCTCACCACGTAGACCCTCGCCCCACGCTTATTGAGGAACAGCCCATAAGCTGCATAGGCCAGCCAGCCGCTGGAAATAAAAGAGCCGAACTTCTTTACGAAGTCGGCCCAACTGGTCACCAACTCGGCCTTGCCGATAGGACCTTTTTCCGCGATCCCGATTAGTGCTGCCGTGCTAGTGGGCGCTCCCGGGATGGTGACCACCTGCGGCTGCGCTTCAGTAATAAGAGGGCCGGGGGAGAGAAACTCAGGCATTAGTTGTCACTCCCTTTCTTCCTGGCAGGCGCCTGGTCCGGCAGCACCTGGATATATCCTGCTCGGAGGGCCGCCTGCACTTGATTTGCCTTCACATCGTTCTCGCTTATATCTCGTTTTTCTAATGGCAGCAGGTGAATGCTCTTACCGCCTCCCAGGTCTATAGAGAGGGGCGAGTTAAGCTTGTTTTTGATGGTGGGCATATCCTACCTCCTCCCTCACTTCTTGAGGCTGCTTATCATTTGGTCCGTCCCGCCGGTAGCCCGGTTCTCATAAACCGCTTCAAACTGCTTGGCCAGTTTGCCGTCCTGGAACCTGCCGGTTTCCACTTCAACCCCCTCCACAACGAAACTTCCCGCCGCCCTTCTGAGGTTGGCTGGCCCCGCAGCCCTCGGCCGCCCCATGGGTTCTACCGTTCGCATCGGGTATTCCTTACCGTTTACAGCCAGATAAGGATTGGCCTCGAGGTATGCGGCCATTCTTTCGCCGATGCCCAGCACCTCCAGGGAGGTTTCCGCTACAACCTCAAAATCAAAGGCCAGGTTATAAGTAAGCACCGGGTCATATACCCGCACCGTACCCGCGGCCTCGTCTTTCAGTTGCACCGGCACGTTGGCATCGTCCAGCCTTATCCGGTCAGCATCGGGCAGGAAGAGAATAAGTACCGGCAACTTGGCGATCTCCAGCAAGTCGCTGTGCGTGGCTGACACTGTATTCGCCAAGACATTGGCCTTTAGGCCCTGTAGCAACGTTCGCATTACCGCTTCAAATTCGCTCATTTACCGGCACCCCCGATGGTCCCCTGGGCCACGGTCTTAGCAAAAAGCTCCTGCCAGTTTTCCTGCTCGGCCTCGAATACCGGTTCGAATGTTGGGCGCCTCGGGATTCGAATGTACTTCGTCTCTTTTTTGAGATGCAGCCCCTGGTGGTGGAGCCAGGCCCGCATCTTTGGGGTTACCTCAATCAAAAGGTCTCCGCCCTCGCCGTCGCCCAATTCGTGAATAGCCGCGATATTGACCAGAGACTGACCATCAGAGCCCTTTGCCGTCCGCAGCACCCCTACGAAGACGGTTGCCCCGTCTATAACCCGGCTGGTGATACTGTTTCGCAGATCCCCGTGGTTGATGAGAGGTTTAGAGGACTCTTTCCGGGCAATGGTAAAAGGACGGTTGGGTGCGTATTTCTGTCCCCCGGGAGCCCCTTCGGTCATACCCCGCTTGAGCGCCTTAACCGCCGCTTGCCCTACCCGCGCCAGTCCGGTGCGATAGGCCTTCTGGTAGTCCTTATCTAGGCGGCTGAGGAAGGCCTTGGTTTTTGCCCAGTCACCGATCATTTTTACCCCCACTATCCCTTCCTCCTCGCCTCGAATAAGACTTTAAGCATCCTCGCCCGGCCCCCGTAGTGAACCGCCGGCCGTATCTCAGTAATGTAAAGCTCGACCGGCTGGCCGGCTATGGCGGCAATCTTGTCACCCTTGTTAAGACCCCCCGGGGGTTCTTTTTCGATAAGTAGGTATCCCGTGGTCACCGGAGAATCCCCGCCAGCCACCATATTCAGGGCTTCAAACCGGTCATATTTGACCTGGGCCTTGACCGTGACCGGCACCGGCTCGTACTGCACCCCGGCCACGGGCTCCCGGAAGTCCGGGTCAAATTGGGTGGCCACCCGGTCAACACGATAAATGGTCACTTCTACCGGGTGAATGAGTTTCGGCCTCATGTTAGACCCCTCCGATGGCTATCGGGGCCCGGAAAAGGGCCAGCACACCGTCAATATCCGGGTCGCCGGTCAGGTCAAGGGTCGCCGCCAGCCGCTCCAGGGTGTAGGAATGGCCGTCGGTGCTCTCGCTGACAATGCGGGCCCGCTTGCGCTCTTCCTGACCCTCGGCATCGCCCAGCAAGGGCAACTCCCGGATGACCAGCCTCTTGGCAACCTGCTTAATCATGGCGGGGGTCGTGTACTGCGTTCCCATCTTGTCCACAAAGCCCCAGGTTCCCTGGATAGAGACATTTTGGCGCCCCTCCGGCCATCCGGCCTCCCTGAAGATCTTGGGGTTGCGGCGGTCATCGGGGAAGAACCGGTTATAAACCTTATAGTCGCTGATGGCCTGGCCGTCTACGGTTACACTCACGACCTCAATAGGGAACACCGGCAGGAGAAGCGTTTCGCTGCCGTTTCCATCGAGGGTGATGGTCATAGCCCGGGGCTCAAACCACTGCCTGGTAACCCCATCAATATAGGCGGTGGCCAGATCAATCAGCACAGTCAACCGGGTATCGCTGGCTTGCTCCAGGGTAATCCCCTCGTCGCGAATATCCTGGACCGTGCAATACGCCATGACCATCACCTACCTGTGGATTAGCTTTTTCAGGGCCCGCACCTCGGCGTCGTACTTGCGGAACTCCGAGTTGGCAAACTCAATAGCCAGGTGTTCTACCACGTCAAGGCTATCGTTGAAATAAAAGACCGTCCGCTTCGGGTTGCTGCGGTCTATGCGAACTAACTCTAATCCCCGCAACTTCAAATAGCCTGCCAAGGCCAGATCTGAAGTTGCAAACTCTTTAATCTCACCCACGATAATCCTCTCCTTAGCCGGTATAATTGTCTGACTTGACGGTCTTGAGCACCACGTCAGCCACAGTACTAGCCGTCCCTTGGCTGCCGGCTGCCACCGCTGCCGTGTTGGCATTCTGAGTATAGGTGGCATCCACATTCTCGGTGTGCACGTGAGCGTTGTACTTGGCAGCCAAATCGTTATATTTGGCCTTCAGGTCATTGACCAGATTTTTCGTAGCCTCCAGGTCAGCCGCCATGTCGTTCAATATCCGCCAGAGTTTTTCCTGGTGGGCTCCGGCGTCCCCGATGTTATATGGGATTTTCACCGCTTATCACCTGCCGTTTCAAACAGCCCCGAGGCAAGTAGCCGCTTGGCAAGTTCTGGGTCCTCAACCTGCTGGGGAACATCCTTCACGAACTTTTTCCCGCCGGAAACCAGAGTGGCCGCGCCCTTTAGTATCAGCACGGCCACCTTTCCCTCTTGGATTTTCTCTTGAGGCGCTATATCTTTAGGCTGTTTTTCGGCCATCTATTTTCGCCCCCTCTTAGACGATGTCATATCCAATTACCAGGGCATCGTCCACTACGATTTGGGCCGCGTCCACCCGGCCAGTCATAGTGTACTCGATGACCCGCTTCCTGGGCTTCCGCTCGCGGTCACTGGTGAATTCGCGTTGAATGCCTACCGCCAGGTTCTTCCGCAGGGTGAGGACAATCACGTTATCAGGGATAAAGTCGACCGGGAAGATGGTAATCCCTTTGTACTGCGGCAGCTTGCCCGTCTGCAGTAGCTCATCCGCCCAGGCGGTCTGCCGGGTGGTCAACTGCTCGATATAGGCCTCGGCGACCGTGGGGGAGACATAGAACCTCAGCTCGGCTTTGTTGGCCTTCCACTTATTAGGCAGCATGTTCAACATGCCCGGAAAGACCACGCCCTTGTAGTCGGTGCTCCCGTTGGTATCAAACTTATGGGTGTTGGCGCTGCCCTTGGCCAGCTTGATAAAGCCATCATCAATCTGGACAAACGGGTCAGCAGAAGCAGTATCCCCGTTCCAGGCTAGGTCGGTCAGGTCGTTGCTGAACTGTAAGGCCAGCATCCGGGCGATGTGGTCCTCCGCCCCCTTCTTCTCGATGTTATCCTCCAAGAAGGTGAGGGAAATGTCAGCCGGTAGGATTACCTCCACCGAGTTTAGTTGCTTCTTGCTGGTCTGAATGCCTGCGGTTTCGGTCGGCTCAGTGGCCTCCACGCCCTTACGGATAATCCGGTTGGCAACCCCGATAAAATCGAGGTCCTTGGTGGGCGCCCCCATTCGTTCGGTGCGGATATCCTTGAGGAAAGCCGACTGGTCTACCATATAGTCAATGAACTTGTTCGCCTGCTCGGGGTTCAATTTGCCCCCGGTAGCCAGGTCAGCCGAGGTGATGGCTGCCTTGGCAATCAGCACCCTATTAGAAATCATCTTGCTTGCCTCCTTTTAGCCGATGAATACGCCGCCCCAAAAGCCGGAGTCAGACTTCTCTACCTTATCCTTTTCCTCGGGGACCCTGTTGGAGATACCCCGCGCCTTCTCTACCACTTCCAGGCGGTCTTCCAGGGGCTTAACAGCCTCGGCCACAGTCGCCTTGATAACCTCCCGAAGCTCGTCCTTCTCCTGGCCGGCCTCCGGCTTCCCGTCCGCCTGCTTCTCCAGCTTCTCTAACCTCTCGCTAATCGGTTTAGTAGCCTCGTTAACCGCTTCGGCCACCATCTTGGCCAGTTCCTCTTTGGTCACTTGCGTTCCCTCCCCGTCTTGGTTATCGGCTTCGGCCTCGGCGATAATCTGTGCCAGCAAGCTGTGGGCGTCCTTGAGCGCCTTCAGCCGTGCCGCGCTAATCTTACGCCCCGCTTTCTCTACAGGTTCCTCGGTATATAACTCTAAGGCCTTTGCTATACCAATTTGGTTCAATTTGCCTATTAAGTGGGCCCTGAACTCCTCGATTGAACTCGTGATCCTGGCAATCTTGTCGGTTACATCGCTTTCCAGGATGGCCCTGACCACGCTACGCAGGGTAGAAAAGGAGTTCCAGATCAGATCCCCCGTCTCCTGAACCTGCATCGCCTGGGCAAAAGTCGGGATCTGAACCCCATCCTCTTTCTTTACCCCGCCGGTAAAGAACTGTTTCAGGACCTGGAAAAAACCCTTTATTTCCTGTTCTTCGGGCTGAACCGCGTCCTGTTCACCGCCCGGGCTCTCTGGCCAGTCGGCGGATTTAAAAATCTTAAACTGCCGCCGGTTGGCCCCTTTGTGTACCAGGCTCACCATTTGCACATCGACATTTCGCAGTTCCCCGGGTATCGGTTTATCCACCTTGATTCACCTCCTCCTGTGCCTGTTCTGGGATTAACTCGGCAACGCCGGCCATGGAATAACCGGTAATCTCGTTTTTGAGGATGGCTTGCCAGGTTTCCTCTTTCAGCACCTTGGTACCCAGTACCCAGGCCCCTGGAGTAAAGTCCGGATCTCCCGGCCGGGCAATGAAACTTTCCACCACGACCCCCTCATCAGGTTCCCAGTCGTGCTGCTTGTCGATCTGGGTGAGACGCAGGTTCTCCATGAACCGGTGGGCCATCTTTTCGATTTCCTCCGCAGTCATCCATTGGCCCTGGGAGTCCTTCTCGTTCGGAACATAAACTTCGCCGTAGACAATCCGCTTTTGCAGGTCCGCCTTCCTGAAGGCGATCTCTTTCTTTACCTCGCCGACCTCCCCGATCCCCAGCCGCTTGGCATGGGCCTGCAGGTGGGCCAGGGCCTTCTTCCGCAATTCCTCTGCCGTGATGCTGTCGGTGATCGGCTGTATCTGGTTTGCCCGGGCCAGGGCATTTCGCAGGTGCGGAAGATCCACCGTACTGTCATCGTTCGGGTCAGTTACTCCCTTCCCATGGTGCGGCAGGTGCCTGGCCCGCTTGTCCTTCGTGGCACCCCTGGAATAAGCCGGCTCAATCACGGCGAAAGCGGCATCCGGTAGATCGTTGAGCCTTCAAATGAAGGCGGTTGACCACTTCGCCTTTGTAATCTGTTCCAGCACCGCCTTCATGTCCATCACCTCCTTTTTTACGTTGGTCAAGTCAGGGTGTTCCTTAACCCACCTCTTGACATCATTAAGCATCCAGCCCTTATCCTTGGGAAAAATTAAAGACTGGGCGACCATCGACCCAGTCCCGTTTTTCAGTTTTCCGACCACCATTTTTATGCCGTTGGTGTTTTGCAGCTCTATCGTCCGAAAAGTCCCCTCTTGAAAGTCGTCCGGCGCTCTAATCCGGTAGCGGTAGCTTGTGCTGGTCTCATCCCAGCCCCTGGCCTTCTCAGGCATAATCAACCACCTCGCGCAAGTGCGGCGGCAGCAGCTCCACCGGGTAAAGCCTGGCCGCTATGCGGTCCAGGTACCACCACCAGCGCTCAAGCGGTGGTCTGGGCCGCATCTTCTTCCGTTCCCGCCAGCGGCCATCGTAAACGCACCACTCGTTGATTTCCCGTGCATGCTTAATAACTTCTAAGTCTGCGCCGATTACCAACCGCTTTTGATCTTCCGTCAACTCATCCCAGTGCTCGTACAGCCAGTCCCGATCATAGACCAACCGGCTAATGGTTTCCTGCTCCAATACCGCATCGTTCCATTCAGGGTAAACCCCGATGGTATAGCCGTTAAGATAATCCTCTAACTTATAATCTCGCAATCTCATTCTTTATTCCCCCAGACCAATTCGACCCATCCCTGGCTTCTTTTGCCTTCAATGACCCGCTGTTCTAAAGATGTCCACTCATCTTTTCTGGGTCCGTAAAATGTCCTGATCTGCTGCATATCGGCATCAACAATGGCAATCCGCCAATCATCCCCGCCTCTGGCAAACGCGTACTGCAAATGCCCGTCTTTCCCAAAAAAGACCAAAATCCTATTGGGTTTTTGCACTACTTCTTTGGCTTGCCTGATAAGTTCTTTATGGTCGGTTATCCCGAGTTCCGTATGCTTCAGGTGCCCCCTCGCTTTACGCTCCGGCCATGTATTATGAGCCAGGGCATTTAATTTGTTTGCCCGCTCGTAAGGAGTAAGGCTATTTAAATACTGCCGTATGCCCTCTTGCGCTTTGCTGCTTTTATCTCGTTCATAATCGACAGGAGTATCCTCTGGTACTATTGTAACACTTTCCCTTCTCACGGTCACCCTGGGCACAATCGTGCTGCGGCAGTGGAAGTGATAAGGGGGAGCGGCCATCCCTATTGAAAGATCCTTGGTTGGTTTCCCCCGGATATCCTCCAGCTTCAGCCAGGGCGCTATCGTTTTCACATCTTCTGGGCTTTTAGCATTCAGTAGGGCTTCCCTTAATTTTACGGCCTGCTCTACTTTGATTATGCGTCCGTTCATTTCCCTGCAAATGGCCGAAGTCCTTTCATCCATCACCGCAACAACCTCATACTCCGTTATTTCGGCCTCAACCATACCTTCGATAACTCCCAAATTTCTGGCTCTGGTAATAGTGTTGGCCGCCAACCCCCGCCAATACGTATCTGATCGGTTGAAATGTTTCCCCAATAAAGCCTTCAACGCCTGGCCAACATCCTCCCTGCCTAATCCCTGCTCTATAGCCAGTTCTTTTACCTTGCCCGCAATCATCTGGCCAAGCTGCTCGGTATAATAATTCCCGATCCAGAAGACTGTGTGTCGATTTAGCATCTCTATAGCTTGTTCATCAACAAGATTGAGGGATACCTCCATGCTAACTTCCGGCAAGAATTCCTTTCGGCCGTGTACATACGCAGCTATTATTATTACAGCCAGCCTTTCGGCCACAGAGGCGGCCATGCCTGGGCCAAGATGGTATTCTAGTGTCTTCAAGACCATATCAATCTTTTCTTTGGTCACCGGCTCCCCTAACTGGCGCAACTGTTCTACGGCAGTTTCAACAGCTTTCCTGGTCTGCTCATTCCACTGCCTGCCTAAAACTTTCTGAAGTTGTTTTTCAAGCTTTTCAATCTCTCCGGCCTCTTTGCGTACAGGCACGAAAAGCAGGAAGTCCAGGATAAAATCTATGCAGGCGGCCAGTTCCCGCCGTTCTTCCTTACTGAGCAAGGCCCAATTCATATTCCTCCAGCCTCTTTCGCACCTCGATTAGGAAACTAGCAAACTTCTTGACCGCCTGGGCCCCATCTTCCGGGGAAGCCGCGGAAGCTATTCCGGACCGCAGTTTGGCCAGGTAAACCTCCAAGGGTTCCTCCAGCCAGTCGGCGCCCTTGGGATCGGGAAGTTCTTTGTTAAGGATTTCCTCCATAATGCGCCGCGCTTCTTTGGTGGTCATTCCTGCCTTGACAAAGACGTTGAGTATTTCGGTCATGTCTTTGGCGTTGTCCGCCGTCGGTGCCAGGCTCTTGAACTCCCAATACTTCACGTCCATGGCAGGGAAGAGAAGCCGGTTAATGGTGAAATCAAAGTCGTCCCGTTCCGGCCCAAAAACCTGCTCCTCGGCCACCCGCTTGCTTTCCTCGGCAGTGGAGCGGTTGAAGTCCTTTGTTCGCCCGACATAGATAGGCGGCAGGCGGAAAGCCGAGCGCACTTTTTCCTGGTTCTTCTCGTCATACTCAACAAACAGGGCGTCCTTCTGCTGGGCTTCGGTCAGGGGTTTTATTTCAATGCCCGCCTTCTGGCCCGCCGGCGCCAGGGGGTTGGGCGTGGTCTCGGCTTCAATAACAAGGATCTTATGGAACCCCTTGCGCCCCTTGATGTTGTTCTGGATATAATCTTCTATTCGCTTAACGCTGTCTGAGGCGAGCCTACCGGAAACAAGAACGGCCAGAGGTGGGACCGCCTTATTGTCGAAATATTCATAGTTGACCTCTTCGGCCTGCCGGCTTCCCTGCACAGCAAGAATATTTCCTATCCACCTAGGAATTCCGTAAGGTGTCCGTGGAGAATATATCTTAAAATGAATAACCTCTGTGGCCAGCGTAATATCTGTTTTTTTTGCTTCTTCTTCGGTTAATACTTTTCCGGTTTTTGCATCGATGGGCCTGGGATCGCCAAATTCCTTAAAATATACCATAACTCCATCTCTGATCTGGACAAACCTGCGGAACCTTTTGCGATGTGGAATTTCTTCGTAAGTATTGTCCTCAGTTTTTATCCGGAGTTTGATATCCGTCAGATCTTTATCTAGAGGGGTGAGACGCATGGTATAACTCTCCAGGTGCTCTATCCCGGCAATTTCACCCTTGCCGTTCCGCAGTATCTCCCAGTAGGCATTGCCCGTCGTTTCCAGGTCTCGCCTGGTTTTCCGCCGGATCTTGGTAAAGCTCTCATCGGGATTGCAATACTTAAAGAAATTCCTTATCCGGCGACGTTCAGCCTCCACCTCGGAAGGATATTTCCCGTCTGGGCCCGGCGTAACCCCCTCCGCCGGCTCAAGCGTAAAGCCAAATCCGTCAATATTGGTCTCCATGGCATCTATACACTGGCCCAGGATGTTGGAATACTCGGGGAGCAAGGTGAGCACCCGCAGGTCATAAGGCGGCTCGATTACTCCTCCTTCTCCATATAGCCCGGCAAACGGGTCCTCCTCCAGTTTGTTGCTGGTTACTATCTCCTTGCCGCCAAGCACCTGGGCCTTGTAGATGGTCGCCTGCAAGGCTTGTTCCTGGCTTTCGGCCATTACTCTCACCTGCCTACCCGATAATCAAAGCCCGGCCGCCTTCGCCTCCACCGGGCTCCCAGATCTGCCACGGCGTGGCTTTCCGCATCTGCCAGGCTATGCACAAGGCTGTTACCGTATCATCGT